CGCTTGCGGGGAGGCTTCGCGGGGGCGGTCACACGCCACCGCCCGTGGCCACGTCGACGTGCGTCAGGGCGATGCCGCCCGCGTAGCCCTCGACGGACACCACCGGCTGGCCGTGGCCAAGCTCCCAGGCCCGGGACCGCGTCACCGTGTCCAAACGGGTGAGGTCCACGCCGGGGAAGTCGTCAGGACGAACACCCGGGTACGCCACGACCGGCGTACCGACGGGCACCAGCGAGTTCCACTGCTCGGCCGTCATCTCCTCGGACCGGCGCACCGAGACGGTGCCGTCATCGCCCCGCGTTACCGTGTCGCCGAACAGCGCCACGACGTGGCCGGGCTTCTCGCCGATCCGCAGACCGACCGTCACGACCTTCTTGCCGACCAACTGCGTGTACTGCTTCGCGAACACGCCATCCGAGTCGAGCTCGGCATCGACGTGGGCGATGTTCCTGGGGGTAAGGGGCACGCTCATGACGTCACCGCCAGCTCTGCGGCGATCGTGGCCTTCAACTCGTACAGGACAGCGGTACGGCGGGATGCCAGCGCCCGCATCTCAGCGTCGGGGGTGGCCGCGCCAAAGATGTCACCGAGGGTCGCGCCGAAGACGGCGGCGATGATGCCCGCCTCGTTCAGCGACAACGGGCGTCCCCCGCGCTCGATCCGGGAGATCTGCGTCTGCCGGATCTTGTGGCCGCCGTGCTGGAGAGCGGTGACGAGCTTGTCCTGAGACATGCCCGCCCGCTTCCGCTCCGCCTTCAGCCAGGCCGCGAACACTTCCTGAGGGGCGTTCATGCCTCGGCCCCCGCGTCCTCGCGGTCGTCCACCGGGTACTCGGCCAGCTCGCACGCCGCCGAGCAGCAGCCACGACGGCCCTGCCGGTAACACGGACGGCCACACGCCAGGCACTCCCAGCTGCCGAACGCCTCCACCAGCAGGGCCCGGGACTCGGCGGCCTCGGCCAGCGACCAGCGGAACAAGTGCCAGCCGGTGACCAGCGCGCCGCAGTCACCCCCACCAGGCAGGTCGGCGTGACCCGGCTGGCTGGAGATGCACGACAGGACACCGGCCGTCGCGTGGCCGTAGAACACCGAGCCGCAGCCGACCGCCTCGTCCTCGGTGCGGTAGTACGTCTGCTCGTCCGAGCCCGCAGCCGGGCTCCATAGGTCCAGGCTCACTGGGTCCTCTCAATCCACCGACGCGCGTCCTCCAACTCGACACGCAGCACCTCAACCTCGGCGGTCAACTGCTCGTTCGCCCGCTCCAGGCCAGCCACGTACTCGCAGTGCGACGGCTGCAACTCCGCGTTCCGCTGCCGGTAGAACGCCGCCAGTTCGGGGTTGCCCTGCAACTCGGCGGCGACCGCGCGGGCCTCGTTGCGGGACTCCTCATCCAGCGACACCGGACGGCGCACAACCAGGCCAAGCTCGGCCGCGCGGGACTGGACCAGTTCCGGCATCACAGCGACACCCGGCTCTCCGCCGCGGCAATACCGGCCAGGTCCAGGAACTTCACGGCCACATCCACCGCGTCCACCGCGGTCAGGTCCGTCCAGTCCGCCAAGTGCTCGATGTGGTCCGGGGCGTCGTCCGTCCACGGTGCCTGACCCGGCACCCGCAGCGACGCGAACTCCACCGCCCGCATCGCCAGCAGGCCACCGCTGGTCGTCGGCGACTGGCCGCAGGCGATACGGATCGCCCCGACCATGTCCACCGGCCGCAGCCACTCATCGGTGCAGTGCAACTGCCGCTGCGCGTCCGGGATCGCCGGCGGGGCCACGAACGCGCCCTTCGCCAGACCGTTCAGGGTGATGACCTGCGCCGCGCGACGGAACACGTCCGCGAGAGTGCGGGTCGGGAGGGGCGCCGCCTCCGGGAGGGTCGTCGTCATCGGACACCGCCCTCGATCGCGGCGGCCATCTCCGCCTGGCGCTTCGCGATGCGCTTCTGCACCAGCAGCACACCCGCCGGGCGCACGTACAGCGTGTAGTGCGCACAGCGGCCCCACCCGTGCTCCACGGTGCTCTCCACCGCGTGGAAGTGGTTGCGGTGCTCGGCGTAGAAGTCCCACTGGTTCGCGCCGCACGTCGCCTGACGCCGGTAGATCAGGTGCTCCTCCACGAGGAACTGCCGCAGGTGGCTCTCCTGCCAGCCCAGGAGCTTCGCGGCCTGCCGCACCAGCACGTCGCCGTCCTGCGCGGACAGGAACGTGTCGTGGGCCAGGGCCTTCGGCTCCATCTCCTTCAGCCGCTCATCGGCCTCCACCAACTGGCGGGCCGTGGCCGCGAACTGCTCCGCCAGCGCCAGGACGCCGGCCGCCGTGGTGATGTCCGGCAGCGCCGGGGCGGGGGGAGTGAGCGCGTAGGAGCCCGTGCGTCGGATGGCCGGGATGACGTCGTGGGTGATCCAGCGGCGGAACGGCTTGGCGCCGGCTGCGTCGCTCCGCAGCGCGAGGGTGTAGAGGCCGGACTCGTTGACGAACCAGGCCTCGGCGTTGCCCGTCGCAGGCGCCCTAAGACCGCTTAGGGCGGTCTGGCCTGCGGCAATGCTACGGATGTCGACCTTGACACGCTCGTCGTCGTCGAGCATCTGGATCGCGACGGACGGGTTGGTGTGCTGAAGGATCTTGCAGATGTCGCTGTGGTGGAACAGCGGGTTCTCGGGGTCGCCGATCGTGCGGACCTGCTGCCCGGTGACGGGGAACGTGAACGGCTCAAGGGAGCCGGATGGAATGATGGCCACAGGAGTGCCCATCCCTTCTCTTTGTTGTGCGGGTGGGCTGCTTCGAGGCCGTTGCTCGGGGTGCATCCCGGGCGACGGCCGATTTGCGTGCTAGGCGGCGGCGATGTCTTCGCGCTGGCGGATCGGGGCCGCGAGTTCGGCGTCGAGTGCGCGGACCGCCGGTGCGAACAGGTGGCGAATTTCCTCCACCGTCTCGGGGCTCGGCGGGGGCACGGTGGCCATGCGGCGGTGGATTCCGGCCACGCACTCCGCGCCGAGGATCTGCAGGCGCAGTTCGGGGCTCATGCGGCTGCTCCTCGGTTGATGAGCTCGTCCACGGAGACGTTGTAGGCGTCGGCGGCGCGGGCGGCTGTGTCGAGCCGGGGCTGCCTTTCGCCGCGCAGGAGTCGGGAGAGCAGGCTGCGTTCGATGCCGGTCCGCCGGGCGATGGCCGTAGTCGTGTCGTCGCCGAGGTCTGCCGCGAGGGCCCTGAATCGGGCGACGTCAAAGGTGTTGGTCATGGGTCACCCCCTTGCTTCTGTGTCAGCCAGCACCGTGCTGACTGACACTGAACCTACCCCATGTGGTGTCAGTTGTCACCCAAGGATGCGGAACCGATGCCGGGGAATTGCGCAGAGTGGGTGAAGGTGGAGGTGGGGCGGGGGCTCGCAGGGGTCTAGCAATGGCCTGACCTGTATGGTTGTCAATTGACACATACGACCCCACTGGGCGCGTCGGATCGCTAGCATCACAAATATGGATGGTGACGACGTGAGCACGTCAGATCTTCAACGGCTGGGCAGCCTGGTCATGGCCCTGGCACTCCAGGTCAAAGAGCCGGACGGCTCCCCCAAGTACGACGTCCGCCCCGGCAAGCGCACCGGCGGCCGAACGCGCCTGGCCAAAGACGCAGGCATGGACCACGGTCAGCTCAGCCGGCTCCTATCCGGCGAACGCATGCCCGACGTCCGCCCCCTCGTTCGCCTCGCGCGAGTCCTGGGGACCACCATCGACGACCTTCTAGCCGAAACTGACAGCTCACCGGAGCAAAGCGCTCACCAAGGGCCACAGGAGTCAGTACGCTCACGACCACTCACTCCTGACGAGGTAGCAGCCTCCTGGCAAGTCGAACCGGCAGATGTGCGATGGATGCTCGAATCCCTTCGCAGAAAGCCAAAGACAGCCGCCGAGGACGACCGAGAAGGGCGAGAGGAAGCTCACGGCTGACCGATGGGGGAGCAATGAAGGCCAAACGTTGGATGTTCACGGCGGTACCCGCCCTCGCCGGACTCATCGCAGGCCTCGTGATCCTCATCGCCACCGACGACGCCCGCACCATCGGCGAGGCCCTGTTCGCCGCAGGCATCTCCACCTATGCGCTGTCCCTCGTCAAAAAGTGGATCACCGACACCAGTTTCGAGAAGGAACGCCTGCGCCACGCCACCCTGTACACCGACGAGGCCGCCACTCAGGCCCAGGTCGGCCGCGCCCTCCAGCTCGCCGAGCGTGAGCGTGACCGCCGACTCGCCGAGGAAGTACGCACCGACGCCGAACGCCGGGTCCAGGCCGAACGCGAGCGCGCCGACCAGGCCGAGATCAACGCGGCCATGCGCGCCCACGCCTTCGAGCAGCAGTGCGAAGAACGCTACGAGCGCAGGCTCGCCGACGGAGTCGGGGCCGCAGAGGCCCGCGCCAGTGCCGAGATCGCAGCCGTCCGCCGCGAAGGCGAAGACGAACGCGGCAGGCTCATGATCAGCCAGTTCAAGGACGGCGTCCTCGCCGAACGCGCCGGGGAGGTCGACGGCATGTTCCTCGCCCTGGCGGACCCCAAGCTCATCCGCCTCGACGACCACCGGCCACCGGCCCAACCGGACCAGGCCGCCGAGAGCGGCAACTAGCCCTCCACCGGCGGCCGGCGGATCGTGGGCCGCGACGTGAAGCCCGGCTGGCTCACGAACGTCAGCGTCACCCGCGACTCGTCCAAGCTGCGAATGCCCTGCGCCGCAGCCTTGTGCAAGGTCACGTTCACCAGATTCCGCACGGCATGGCGACGCTTTTCCATGCCTAGCCGCTCCCACACTGCCTCGGCGCGCTCCGGATCCGCCAGCAGCTGGTCCAGGACCGGGTCTCCGACAGCAGCCAGGCGGCGCAAGTCCTCCTCCGCCCGTGCGGCCATCGGCGCCAGGCGGCGCTCCATGTCCGCCAGTGACGCGATACTCAGCAGGGGCATGCCGGTGGTGTCGTCGAATTCGGCCGCCATGGCCCGCGCTTCCTGCAACTGCACACGGATCCGCGCCGCACGCCCCCTCGCCTCCTCCAGGGCGCCGTCGTCCCTGGACGCGAACGCAGTCGCAGCTTCGGGGGACTTGAACCACACCATCAGGTGCTCTTCGACGTAGGCCTCCAGGCGTTCCGCCCCCGTAGCGACATGGCTGCCGGGCTTGCAGCAGTACCGCGACACGCGGCGAGGCTGGGCACCGGGGCGGACCAGGCGCAGGCCGGGCAGCGGCTGATCGGGGGGAGTGTTCTCCTTGCAGACGCCGCACATGGCGATCCCGGACAGCAGGTGCAGGGCGCGGGTGTCGCGGGAGGTGCGGCGCTCCGGGTTGACGATGATCTCCTGGACTCGCCAGAACAGGGCCTCGGGGACGATCGGCTCCCATGTGGCCTTCACGTGCTGGCCGAAGTGCGAGCGCAGTCCGATGTAGGTGCGGTTCTGCAGCAGGTAGGTGAGCCCGCGCGTACTGGCCCTGGGGACGTGCTGGCACAGCGTGGCAGTGAGGGATCTGACCGTCTCCCGGTCCGCGGCGCGCTGGAACAGGTCCAGGACCACGTCGGCGTGCACGGGGTGCGGGACCTGGCCGAGGAGGTGGCCGTCGTCGGGGTCGTATCTGCGGGCGTAGCCGAACGGGATCCTGCCGTGCGGGGTGCCGCGGCCGGCGCTCAGCCGGGTGGTTCGGGCGCTGCGTTCCTGCATGCTGTCGGCTTCGGCCTCGGCCATCATCGCCATGATGGCGGTGGTGGTGCGGTCGGCGCCTTTGCGCATGTCGTAGATGGTGCCGTTGTAGCACCACAGGACTCCGGTGTCGGTGCACAGGTTGCGGAGTTTGACGTACACGTCGAGGTCGCGGCTGACGCGGGAGGACTCCCAGGAGACGAGCATGTCGAGTTTCCCGGCCTGGATGTCTGCGACGAGGCGGGTGTAGTCCTCGCGGACTTTGCGGGCGTGGCGGGATGCTGAGCGGTCGAGGTCGATGTACTCGTCGACGACGGTCCAGCCGCGGGTGCTGCATTCGCGTCGGCAGTCGGCGATCTGGTCTCTGACGGATCGTCCGCGCTTCGAGCGGTCCTGGGAGGCGCGTCCGTAGATGCCTGCGCGTAGGGGCTGTTCCTGGGTGCCGGGGGTGGTGTCAGCCAGGGTGCTCATGGGGAGACGGTAGCGACTGTGGCGTCCCCACATGAGTGCTTTGGTTACTTTGTGGCTCCCTATGGTCGCTTAGGGGTACCAGTAGGCGTCTGTAATCACTGCTGCTCGGAGGCCCTCAGGGCTCCGGATGATGTTCCAGTTCCATGCGGATGACGTCGGCGAGGGCGCCGCGGATGCGCTCGAAGGCCAGCGCCATCTCCGCGCGCGTGGCGGTGGCGAGGTTGATGCCTTCGGCCGCGGCAAGGTCTGCCTGGGCGGTGGCGAGTCGGTCGCTGTGGGAGTACCGGGGGCGGCCTTCGCCTCTGTGGCGGGGCGTGGACCGTTCGTCGCGCTGGCTGCTGTTCAAGGCGGTGCTCCGGGGTGGACGGTACGAGGGCGTGGCGTCGGCGGGCGCTGTGGGCGTCGTCCCGGGGTCTGGGGGACGTGACTGCGGCATATGCAGGTTGACAGTAGAACGTGTAACCACTGTGCTGTCAGGTTTTCCGGCGGCCTGTGACGGGTGGGGGTGGGGCGCTCTCATGGGGCGGGAAGCAGGGGTCGGGGCCTCAATCGCCCGGGTGGCTGGTGGGTCTGCCGTGGCGCTACAACTCGAACATGTGAGCGAACCTAGCGTCGAAGGTGGCTTCGCTCAAGAGCACCACCTGTGCCTATGTTCCCAAAATGGGAACTTAACTGTACAGACATTGGATCTTGCTCCCAGCAGCGTTGTTGGGATGCCCTACAAGTCCACACGCCCGACGACAATCCGCCGCCGAGCCGAAGTGGGTGATCGACTCCGAAGTCTGCGACGCTCCCAGGGACTCTCGCAACAGCGCCTCGGCCAGCTCTGCAGCGACGAGGGCCTGGACCGGCGCAGCATCAGCGCCCTGGAGAACGGCTACGGCACCGTCACGCTCGACGCCATCCTCGACCTCGCCGACGCCCTCCGTGTACCGGTGACCTGGCTTCTCACTGATGACTGGCACAGTCCGGGCTGGCGCAATGAGGGTGGCGCAGGGGTGGCGGATGGGGGTGGCGAACCGCCTGATCCACCCGCCACTGTTCGCCACAGGTAGGTAAGAACACGACTTGTTGCACAGCGCACCCATACGGCGCACTAGTTGCGGAACAACCGCCCCCTGTGCGCCCCCGTGCGCCCCCCACGTCACGCCCCGTGCTCCTCGACGAGATGCCGAGCCAGCAGCACCCGGGCATCCACGAGCGCCGTCGGATTCGTGTCCACAGCGTCGATGACCCGCTGATGCCGGGCGCAATCCGAACAGCCCTCCACCGGCTGCGGGGCCGGCAACGGCAGGTACACGCGGGTGCGGACGGGCGGGGCGGCCTCGTTGCGTTCGGCCGTCATCGCGCGGCCTCTGCACCGCGACGGGTGCGGTGCGCGTCCAGGCGCGCGTTGAACGCCTCCGTCGCGGCCAGCGCCTGCGCCTGATGCCCGTTCATGGCCAGGGTCAGCTGCAGGTGGCGGCGGCAGAACGTGCCGCGGTGGCCCGCCCCGGACTCCATGTCGCCCTCGGCGTCAGTCACCTCCGCCTCGGGGGCGCCGACGCAGTAGTCGCACTGGCCCTGCTTCCACGCCAGCGTGTCGAGGTGCGCGGCGATGGCCGCAGCCTGGGCGCGGGCTTCTTCGGATACCGGTGGCGCCTCGGGGTGTGGTCTCATCGCAGGCTCCCCAGGACTGGTGCGGGGCGGGCGGTATCGAGCGCAGCAGCAAGCCACACGGGCGGCGTGCACTGGGCACGGTCAGGCAGGTGCAGCCATACGGCGCGGGACGACAGCGCCCCGTCGGAACCGGGTACTCCGATCCAGGCCCCCGCCCGTAACAGGTCCACACCGGCCGGGTAGTGGTCGGATGCGCCGCGCTGCACCGGCCAGTACAGGAGGTCCGCCTCCCGGTCCCACAGCACCGGGCCCAGCATCGCGGCATCGCAGGGTTCGGCGAGGAGACGGTCCAGCACCGGCATGCCGAGTGCGGCCGGGGTGCGGGCGCAGTCCCAGTCGACACCAACCGGCAGCAGCAGGACCGGGCCCGACCAGTCGGCGCCGGCCGGGATCAGCCACCACGGCGTCGGTGCGGCAGCCTGCCTCGGCCCCGGGGGAGCGTCCGTCATCACGTCAGTGGCCCTTTCGTCGCTGTCCTGAAAGCGACGTTAGGGACGATCCGTGAAGGCGACCCGTGCTGTGCGCACGGCCGTGCTGAGAGCACGGGTCAGAGCATGCCCATGCGCCCGGCCAGCTGCTCCGCCTGCCGGGCCTGCATGGCCCGCGCCCGGCGCATCAGCCCGACGACCATGTCCCGGGCCGGCTGCGCCCGCGCGAGGTCTTCCGGGGCCAGGGTCTCGGCCTGCAGCAGGTGCAGCAGCACGGCCGGGTCCTCGCGCCGCAGGTCGTGGCAGCGCGCGACTTCAAGCAGGAACGTGAATGTGCGCTCCAGCGACGGCAACTGGGAGGTGTCGATCTGGTCGGCGTCGTGCAGCGCCTCGCCCGCTTCCCCGGCCTCCATTTCGATGCTGACCGCGTGCAGGGCAACGTTGGTGGGCCCGAACACGGTCCACATGATGTTGCCCTCCCCGGCGCGCTTCGCCGCCGGAGCTGCGACTTTCTGCAGCCGGTCCCGGGCGATCCACCACTCCTTGCGCCGCGATGACGCGATCACCGACACCAGCTGGAGTGCGCCTGCCATCGCCGCACAGTCCTCATCCCCGGCCTTCACCCGCGGCTTCAACTGGTCCACGCCCAGCATGGCGACGTGCTCCGCCGCGTCGGGGTCCGCGGCCGCGAGCAGGACGTGGCCGAGGTTCCACTGGGCGGCGGCGATCCGCAGCGGGTCATCCGCGTCCTCGGCGGCGCGCATGGCCCGGTCTGCGGCCATCATCGAGAGGTCCGTGCGCCCGGCGCGGCGCAGGTAGGAGCGCAGGAGGAAGTAGAGGTCTGCGGACACCCGCAGCGTCTCGCGCCGCGGCCCGCCGTCCTCACCGGCACGCCGGGCCCGGACCGCGTGCTCGGTGTCGGCGATCAGGTCCGGCAGGATGTCGGCGGCGTCCGAGAAGCGGGTCGGGGAGGACTGCCAGGACCGCCACGCTGCCTCGACGCGCTCCCGCAGTACGCCCGGTTCTGCCGGTTCTGTGGACCGCGGCGGTCCGTAGCCCATCAGGGCCTGTGCGATGGACGGTGCGGCCGTGTCCGGGGCGGTAGTGGCGGCGGCGGCGCCTTCGGCGAGCAGGGCGGCGACGGGCACTCCGAGCTCCTGGGCGATGCGGTGCAGCACGGCGATGGTGGGGATCCGCAGGCCACGCTCGATCTGCGAGTAGTACTCCGCCGAGACCCCGGCCAGCCCGGCGACGACAGCCTGCTGGCGGGTGCCGCGGTAGTGGCGCACCCGGGCGCCGATGGGTAGGTCCACGGCTGCCTCCGTTCCCCGTCCTGGCTGCCCTATGTCGCCAGGGTAGGGCGGTTGGTGACGCAGTGTCCTCCTTCTGCGCATTCGTGTGACAGGGTGAGGGTCCGTGCGGTGGGAGGAGTGGCTATGGCGGGGTACCGGCTGGTGCTGTGGGACGTGGACCACACCCTGATCGCGTCGGGCGGGGTGGGTGGCTCCATCTCCGAGGAGGCGTTCCTGAAGGTCACCGGGCATCGTCAGGAGCATCACCCGAACGTGTCGGGGCGCACGGAGCGGGCGATCCTCGCCGAGTCGTGCCGCCTGCACGGCCTGGACCCCGACGAGTACCACTTCGAGGACTACGCCGACGCTCTGGCTGAGGGCTATGTGCGGCGCGCCGGTGAACTCCGCGAGCGCGGGCACGCCCTGCCCGGTGCGGCCAGCGTCCTGGATGCGATGGCGAAGCTGGACGGGGTGCGGCAGACCGTGGTGTCCGGCAACGTCCGCCGCGTCGCGGAGATCAAGCTTCAGGTGTTTGGCCTGGACCGGCGCATCGACTTCGGTATCGGCGCCTACGCGGAGGACTCCGACGTGCGCGCCGACCTCGTCCGGACCGCCTACGGGCGCGCCACTACGGCGGACGGCCTGATCTACGGCATCGGCGAGGCCCTGGTCGTCGGCGACACCCCCTCCGACATTGAGGCCGCCCACCAGGCTGGGGCTGTGGCTCTCGGGGTGGCGACGGGCAAGAGCAGCATGGCCGAGCTGCGGGAGGCCGGCGCGGAGGCCGTGCTGGCCGACCTGACCGGCACGGACCGGCTGGTGGGGATGATCCGCGACGGGCTGGGCGTACAGACGTCCTGAGGTGTCCGCGCCACCTGGGACAATGATCGTGTGCACCACACTCCAGCCACTCCTGGCCCGAACTCCCGCGTCCTGGCTGCGATCAACCGTGAGATAGCGGCCCTGATGCGCACCACGGGCGACACGGTGGAGGAGCGGGCTGCGCGGATGGCCCGGTATCACGAGCTGGTGGCCGAGTATGTGGCGGTCCGGCTGGGTGGTGCGCGCGGAAGGGAAGGCGAGGACGAGGAAGCGCAGGCGGCGTGACCGGCATGACGAAGCGGGCCGCCCCCAGGAGAGCGGCCCGGACGATGGGAACTCAAGCTGCGGAGCGGTTCTCCCAGTGGTCGACTATCAGGTCGACACCCTCGCTGGTCGCGTAGGCGGTCGGGAAGTTGATGCCGTTGTTGGTCTCGATCTTCACCTCGAAGTGCCCGGACCGCTGATACGTGATCCGCGGCATGTTGCGGCATCCGCCGCGCTGGGACGTCTGCTTGCGGAAGATGTCCAGCTCGACCAGCCAGGTCGTCATCTTCTGCACGCTGGTCTTGATGATGTCCGCGAGCTCCGTCATGCCGATCAGCCCGTCGGCATTCATGAACGCATCCCACTTACCGGCCTTCGGCGCGAGCACCTCGTTCACCGCGGTCAGCTCGGCCGCCCTCTTCTCGGCGGCTTCCTTGGCTTCGAGCTCTGCAGCCCAGCCCCGGAGGGCGACGGCATGCGTCGGCATCTGCAGGATCTCGGCGTTGCGGGTCTGGGCCGCGAAGTAGGCCTGCGCCGCGGCGACGCTCGGCTTGTTCGGGTCGCCGTTCATCGCGACGAGGTAGGCGGCCTGGCGCGACAGGTGGTAGTCGATGCGCGGAGCACCGCCGGTGACTTCTTCCCGAACCCGGGAAAAAGACTGGTCAGAGTAGGTGCCGGTGTTCTCTGCGGCGCGGATGGCGCGCTCGACGACGCGCAGGAAGTTCTCCCACTTGTCGTAGGACATCACGGGCTGGAGGTCCCGGGCGGACCAGTACTCGCCGGTCTCATTCTGGCGACGGATCTGGTCGAAGGGGCTGCTGCCGGTAGTCGTCACGGAAGCGGGCAGGTTAGAGTCGGTACTGCTCAAGGAGTGATCTTCCTTCGGGCCACGCCCCTGACGGTTGCTTCCGTGCAGGGGCTAACTCATTCATACGACCTTGCGATCGAAGGTCGATACGAAGAACGCTACACCCACTCCTGACAGTCCCTGTCCCTGAAGTGTCGTCAGAAGATCGACTACCAGTGCGAATGCAACCACTCTTCAAGGTGACACCAGTGCCTTGGAACGCGAAGAAGCCCCCGCCGCCAACCCCACGAAGGGGGCCGACGACGGGGGCGACCTGAATATGGGCGCGGTTGTTCCGGCGGACGGACGTGGACCTGAACAGCAGAACGGCCCCCGCCGAAGCAGGGGCCGGACGGGGGCCTCCGGGTGCCACGACCGCCACAAGGGCGGAAGGGTCCGTTCACACGGTCCCGACGAATCCCGGCAAGCCAGCTCCGCCAGTCCCGAAGGACGACGGAGAGCAAGGATGGCCCGCGACTTCACGGGCACTGGAAAAGGCGGCAGTGAAATTCAAGTCCGAGGAGCCCACCCGGACTCCGGCGGATCGGTCAGGCAGGCTCGTCGTCCCCGCCCGAGGCATGCTTGCGGGCAGGCTCCGTATCGTCCTGCCAGCCGACCTGCACCCGCAGCAGAATCCACGCCCGCCACACGATAACCAGCGGCACCGCCGCGAACGCCCCGACGTTGAACCAGGCGAAAGCCGGGCTCAACGCCGAACTGACACCGAACGTGTGATGCACCACCGACGGCAGCAGCGTCAACGACAAGGCACTGTCGAACGCCACCAGATTCCGGCCCAGCGGCGACAGCCACCACTTCGCCAGCACCGTGTACAGCACGATGAAGCCGATCGACGCAAAGAACGTGATCACAACCTCGTCGGCCTGCACGGACATGATGAACGCCAAAGTGCTGGGGCTCATGCCCTCCCCCCTCGATAGAGCTGGCCGATGGCCTCCGCGAAATGGTTGTGCTCCCGCAGATGCCTCAGCCGGGATGCCTCGGCAGACACCTCCGGCCCGCGTTCACGCCCCGCCTGCCGATCCGCCCGGGCGCGATCCAGGGCCGCCTCTGCGGCCTCCTGCCCCGGCGTCACGTCGCGCTCCGGCAGGGTGCAGTCACGGCGGAGGCGAAACAGCTGATGGACCCACCGGGGCACCGGCCGTCACCTCCCGCCCTGCGGGCTGCGGCAGAGCTGTCAGGACATGCCCGGCCGTCCGGGACAGCTCCAGGAGCTCCCGGACCTGGCCCTGCGCGTCGTGGCGGGCCTCCTCCGAGACCCCGTGCGCGGCACGCCAGGTATCCCGTTCGGCGGCGATCTCCCGAATCCGGGCGTCGCGGTCCGCCCGCAGGTCGTCCAGGGTGCGCCGAGGCACTATCCGCCCCATGAGCACGAGCAGGACCACGATGGCGAGGATCGCAACGGCGCCGCCCTGAGCGATCGGTATCTGGGCCCAGAGCTCGCCCACGGGCACCCTCCTTCATGTGCGCGATCAGGCCGCGAGTCGCACGCCGTCGCGGGTGACCTTCGCCGTGACCTGGGTGCGGGTCCACATCGCCGCGATCGCCTCGGCCGCCGCCATCAGCACCGCCTGATGCTCCGCATCCAGGCGCAGGCCGAAGCCGACCGCCAGCGCGCCCGCCGCCCGTACCAGGCCCAGCGCCGCCGCGCTCACACCGTCGTGCGTGGACACGGCCACGAGCAGGCCCACCGCAGCCGCAGCCGCAGCGTTGACCACCGCCTGCTGATCCGCGGACACGTTGACCCAGAACGCGGACACGAACTGCACCGCGACAGCTATCAGGCCCAGCCACAGGGCCGGTTCGCGGCCGAAGATGAGACGAGGAGACATGAGGGATCCGTTCCGTGGGGCCGGTCAGTGGCCGGCGGTGAGGGAGTCGTACTGGGCCTTGCTGATCGTGACCGGGCCCTTGAGTCCGGCGGCCTGGAAGGCTTTGACGTCGGCGGGGGTGGTGATGTGGCGCAGTCCGGCGGCGGTGAGGAGGAACTCGCCGGGCCAGCCCTTGCCGCCCGGGTACGACTTCTGGTCGACGCTGACGATGATCATGTCTGTGTCCTCTGCGGGGATCGGAACCGGCACTGGGGTCGGCTTCGGGGCCGGCGGCCTGGGTGCGGCCGGTCGCGGGGTCTGGCCGAAGTCCGGTGCCTCGGCGTAGTCGATGTCGGCGCCCCCCGACAGGACGGTGCCGCCGGTCTGGCGGATCGTGGCGTACGGCGCCCACACCCCGCCGGACCAGGCGACGGTCTGCCACAGGTAGCGGATGCCGCGCCCGTGCGCGCCCTCGATGACGTGCAGCCCGCCATAGCAGCCGGTGCGCGCCAGGCCGATCACGGAGATCACACCGTCGAAGTACGCGGCTACGGACGCCCACGAGGTGTCTTCGTCGACGGCGAAGTGGTGGATGTGCGTGGCGGGCAGGCCCACCGCCTTGCGCTGTGACTCCGCCCACTGCGCATCCGCGACACCCGCCGCGCGCCCCGCCGTTGCCCGGCCGGCCGTCGACTCGTAGACGGTGACGATCCCGAGACCGGCCGCCGGATAGGACACGACCTCCGCGGCGGTCAGGTTCTTGCTGGCGTCCGGCGAGAAGTACCTGGCCACCCAGTGCGCGCCGGTGGCCTTGATCTGCGCGACCGTCGGGCGGTCCCAGGCGACGTCGATGCCGAGGACGGGGGCCATCAGACGCCCTTCGAGGCCAGGTAGTCCCGCATGCCCCGGGCCAGGTCCTCGACGGTGAGGCTGGTCGGAGTCGGGGTGGGGGACGGCGTGGGTGCAGGGGTTGGCGGTACCTGCGGGAACGGGTTCGGCTGGCGGGACAGCAGCGCGAAGGCCTGCCCCATGTCGTAGAGGCTGAGCCCGGTCGGGGTCACGCCGTTGGCGTTGGCCCACTCGCGGGTGACCAGGATCCATCCCTCGGACACGAGCTTGCGCCAGAACGCCAGCGTCGCCGCCTGGACCTTCGCCCACGTCACGCCGTACCGGTAGGTGGCGTCGTAGCCGAAGAACGGCACGCAGTGCCCGCCGAGGATCTTCGAGCCGCGCACGTAGTCCCACGGCTGCCCGGCGTTGAACTGGTCCTCCGCGGACTGCGGCAGGCTGATGCCGGTCAGCACGACGTCGAACAGGTCGATCGCCGCCTGGACCTCGGCGTTGTTGGACACGTCGACCTTCGCGAACGCGACGATCTCGTGCCCCGCCAGGCCGTGCTTGAGCCAGTACTCCAGCATGTCCTGCAGGTTCACGCCGACGTCCGTCGACTCGTCGCCGGGCACATAACCCGAGATGCCCGAGTAGAACTCGACGACGTCCTGCTCGGTGACGGTGACCGTGGCGCCCTCGCCGTAGGTGGTGAGGGACTGGACGACGTGGCCGCAGCCCGCCGGGCCGCAGTCGCCGATCTCGTCGTTGCCGTACATCGGGAAGTCGATCCCCGACTCGTAGTCCACCGACGCCGGCGACTTGGGGATGGTCTGCTCGCCGGTGAGGAAGTCGGCCAGCCGCAGGTGCGGACGGGCCGGCTCGGCGGGGCGGACGCCGGGGCGGAACTTCAGAGGCGCGGTGTGGGCCATGCGTACTCCTGTGGGCATGCGAAAGCCCCGGCCGGGACGGTCCGGGGCTGGAGTGCGGATGCAGCTAGAGGGGGAAGCTGACCTGCGACAGCGAGACCCTGGTGATCGTCCCGGCGACGTTGGTGATGGTGATCTGGCCGGGGGATGCGGCCTCGGTGCCGTGGACCAGCAGGTCGCAGTACGCCGTGGCCGAGCCGCCGGGGACGCGGTACTCCGCGTCGCCCGGCGGGATGTAGCCCGGCGGCAGGGTCGCGATGACAGTGCCCGCGGTGAGCGTCCCCGGGGTGATCGAGCCGACGAGCTGCACTGTCAGCGTCGAGTCGAGGTGGTATTCCGGCTGCAGCCAGGTGCCGCCCGTCGCCGTCCAGCCGCTACTCAGCGGCAGCGCGGTCCACTGCTCGGTGGCGAACTCCACGCCGTCGCCGGACAGTGCGAGCTGGGTGCCGTCCTCCAGAGACAGGTACAGCACGCCCGTGCCCAGGATCAGCGACGCCCCGCCGACCACCAGCTCGGCCGCCGCCGTGCCCTCACCGGGTACGGAGCCCTGGAACTTCAGCAGGCTGACGCCGTTGCCCAGGTCCGGGGTCATCACCAGGACCGTCGGGATCGCGAACCCGCCGCCGTCGGCGAGATACGTCAGCACCACACCCGGTGTGATCTCGGAGGGGTCGCCGGAGGAGAACTCGACGGCGGGCGGGAACGCCGACCCGCTCCCGTATGGGACGATCTCCACGGCGCCCTGCGGCACCAGCTTGATCGACCCGGGCTGTCCCGGGGTCTGGACGGTCAGGCCGCCGGCGCCGATGGCTGTGTTCTGCAGGCGGCGTGCCGCTTCCAGCTGCCGCAGCTTGGTGTCGGTCCTGCGCCGCCAGCGGGCCAGGTCCGTGCCGTCGTCGGGGAGCTGGCTGTTACCGCTCGGCATCGCGTCAGGTCCCCTCTACCAGCACGGGACTGACGGTCTGCGCCGAGGTGTCCCACGACCACGACCACGCGCGTTCGGTCACGTCGACGCCGTCCGGATGGCCCGGTGAGCTGCCCGGCGCCACCACCAGGCGCACCGCGTCACCCAGCGCCCAGTCCACACCGAGCTGCGGGGCCTCGGAGACCTGCGCGGTCAGCGACCACGTGGATGCACCCGACTCCATCAGCGCGAGCGCGGCCTGGGCGTGGGAGTCGAGGATGGCCGTATCCGAGATGTCCGACCCGGGCGACCACCGGTACTCGTACACCGGCCACCCGGCCGCGATCAGACCGGAGGTGTAGGTGGCGGACACCGCCCGGTCCGTGCCCTCACCGGCGCCGGTGGCCTTGACGACGGTGGCGCCCTTGCCGTCCTCGTAGGAACCGGCCTCCTCGTAGGACGTCACACAGCCCGGGTAGTCGAACACGGCGGTGGGGACCAGGGCGCCGGTGCCGATCGTGGGGGCGATACGCGCCAGCAGCCGGAACCCGGACCGGTCGCTGTTCCAGACGGGGTCCACGGTCCACTCCGGGCCGCCGTCCACGCCCATGAGCTCGGTCAGGTTGGCGCAGACCGACTTGTCGTCGGAGTCGGCGTAGGTCCGGTCGTCCACGACGCCGCACGCAACGGCGTTCACGTCCAGGCAGCTCATCGTCGCCTGCACCGGTGCCAGCAGACCCGCCGCGATCAGCGACAGGTCGGTGGCCGTGTAGGTCATGTCGCCTGCGTAGCGGCGGTCCAGGTAGCCCTCGAACGTCGACGCGGTGACCCCGGCGACCGGCGACGACCCGGCGTTGCGGAGCGTCAGCGACCCGACCCAGATCGGCAGGCCGCCCACGACGCCCACCACCAGGACGCGCCCGTACTCGCTGGCGCCCCGCCAGTCCGGTGCGGCTCCCGACAGGTCCAGGTTGAACGCGGTGGACGTGTAGGTACCCAGGCGGCGCGAGATCGGGCCCTGCGGCGCCAGCGACGGGAACTCGGTGATGATGCTCCCGGACACGAAATCGCAGGCGAACCACGTGATGGTGCCGTCGGCCATCAGGCGATCCGGGTGGCGCGGATCCGCGACCCGGCCTTCAGCGTCGTCGCGGTGGCCGTGGACGTGTTCTGCGCCCACGACACGGCCAGAGTGCCGGAGGTGGTGCACGTGAGGGTGCCGTCGGGCTGCGCGCCGACCAGGATCGTGGTGTCGCCGCCGACCGGCGTCGTTGTCCCGATGGGGATCACCCCGGCATTTACGGCGCTGATGCTGGTCGGCAGCACGCCACCGGACACCCACCACGAGGACGCCGCCGTGACGGTGCCCGAGAAAGTGAACGTGAACTTCATGTCGCCGCCGCCAGGCCCCAGCGCCAGGTAGCTGAGGACCCCCGATATCTCCCACGTGCCCGCCGACGGGATCGCGATGCTCAGGTGCGGATCCGCGGTGGCCGTCGCCGTCGAGGTCCGGGACGTGTCCGCGGTCTTGTACGCCGTCAGGGACTGTCCGACGCCGGTCATCACCAGGCTGCCGCCGACGCTGAGGACTCCGGTGCCGGTGCGGTTCAGGGTGACGTCGCGCGACGCGGTGCCCGGTCCCCAGGCCATGGTGCCGTCCGCGGACTGCAGGAACCGGCCCGTGGTGTCCGCCCCGGCCCGGGTGTTGATGACGTCGCTGGACGTTGCGGCGAGCAGCATGTTGATCGGCGAGGTGCCGCCCGAGCCGCCCCAGTCCAGGATCCCGGACTGCGCCAGGTAGAAGCCGCTCTTCCACGTGGTGCCGTTGTAGCGCCACAGTTGACCCGTACTGCCGCCGTCGTCGCGGTACTGCCCCGCATACGCGCCAGGCGTATTGCTGCCCACGCCGATGCCACCGTTGGTGATGGCGTACTGCCGTGTCGCATAGCTCGCCGTGGGGCTGCCCGTCCCCGACTTCGGCACCGTGATCGCCGCCAGAACGACGCCCGACGTGCCGCCCGGAATCGACGGCGTCACCGGAGAAGCCGACGGCGTCCCCGCCACATACACCGGCGAGCAGTCCCGGAACCCGGACCCGTCCATGTCCGTGTCCCGCACCCGCAGATACACCAGGTCACTGCGCCCGAACGTGCCATCCGCGGCAGTGATCGCCTGGGTCCACGACGCATCCAGGTACGCCAGATAGGCCCCGCCGATGCTGCTCGCCGCGGACTGCACGATCGCAGCCCCGGCAGTGACAGTGATCGTCCCCGACGGGATGGTGACGTCCAGGCCCGGACCGGGCCGCACGCCGGCCATGGCCTGCAGCCCGGAGGCGCCCGACCCGTACAGGGCGGCGAAGGCCTGCCGGTTCTGCTGGGCAGAAAAAGAGAGCGTGCCGATGGGCAGCGCGTAGCCGGTCAAGGGTCCTCCTCAGAGCCAGGCGGAGCGGTACGAGATCTCAGCGCGCGCAGTCGACAGGTAGGCGGGGGCGCGGAACGCCGCGTTGCAGCCGCCCGGCGGAACCTGCGGCCAGCCGTTGTCGAGCTGCAGGAAGCCGCGCCGGGTGGACTGACCGTTGTAGAGCACGGTGCGGGCGCCGCAGTCGATGACCACGAAGTCGCCGGGGGAGATGTCGCCGAAGTAGGCGATCTGCTGCTCGACCGCCCCGGTCAGGGTGAGCGACGCCCCGGTCAGGGGTGTGCTGCCCGTCGTGGGACCCCACAGGGTGATCACCGGGTCGGCTGCGGCGGTGCCCGCGTTGGGCAGGCCGGAGTCCCCGGAGACGACGGTGGCGGGCCACGAGATGGGCCACGTCACCGGCCAGGTGAGGCCGCCCGTCGCGAACGGCAGCATGATGCTGACGTCGACTGGGTTGGCTGTGTAGCGGCGCGGATCGGGTGCGATGAGCGGCACCGAATAGGTGGTCCACGTGCCGCCGTCGGCGCTCGGCAGGATCTCGCCGTTGCGGTACACCGTGACCTGCCGCGTCGTGCCGTCCTCGGTGACCTGCAGCACCACCGGGTCGGTGCCCACCGCCGCGAGCAGCTGCTCGTAGGCCGCGGTCGTCGACGGCGAGTCGTTGCCGCCGATCAGCACAGCCAGCACCAACTGCCGCGGCGTCAACTGCGGATTGGTGGACGCCCAGCCGCCGGGTGCGGCCGGGCGCTGCGTGACGGCCAGAGTCGTGGCGGGTGAGGCGCGCCACCCGTCCAGGCCGGTCGTCATCCAGGTGACGCCGCTGTCGTCCAGGACGTCCAGGGTCAGGCCGCCCAGGATCACGGAGCGGGGTGTGCCGAGGGCTGTGGGCATCAGATGCTCACCGCCCTGTTGACGCGCCGGCTGATCTCCATGGCGGCCTTCTCCGGGTTCTCCGGCGTCGGCGCCATGTAGTTGACGGTCAGCGGCATACGGCCGTCGCCCTTGCCGCCGCCGCCGATGGCAGCCCACTGCTCGTTGGTGAGCACCGGCTCGGGCTTGCCGGTGCCGTTGTAGACCGTGGACAGGCCGGTGGGCAGGTAGCCCCCGGAGTCGAACTTGCCGGTGTAGCCGTAGTGCTCGGTGAACAGCGGGTCGCTCCAGCCGCGGGCGCGCGGGCCCGCGAGCACCCCGAACGTGCCCTGCGACTCCACGTTGGTGCCGCCGATGGTGCCCGCCATGTGGCCGACCCCGGCGTTGGTCACGCCGATGCGGAACGCCGAGGCGGCGTTCTGCGTCCACCCGGCCGGGGCGGTGGAGCCCTGGAACGCCTGGGTCGTGAACAGGCGCCGGTCCGGGTTCTGGTGCAGCATGACGGACTCGATGCCGCCCATGAAACCGGAGCAGTCCCACGACGGGTTGCCGACCCCGCCCCACTGGTAGGGCTTTCCGGCCTGCGACTTCGCCCACAGCAGGGCGCCGCCGATGCCGCCGTTGGCGCTGGTTCCGCCGCCGCCGCCGGTGACGAAGTCGGCGATCTTGGTGCCGAGGCCGTTGAGCATCTTCACCGGGACCTGGCCGATGAGCTTGTCGAAGGGGAAGTTGCCGACCTGGTTGATCAGTGCGCGGATCGGTGCGGAGATCTTCGACCAGATCGCGGTGGGGTGCAGGAAGATGTCGCCCATGTCGGTGATGCCGTTCCACGCCGCGGTGCCCACGGACTTGAGGCCCTTGGCCGCGCTGCCCAGCAGGCTCTCCGCCGACCCGATGATGCCGCCGCCCGCCATCAGCTGGCTGCCCGCGGCCTGGTGCAGAGCCCGGGCCCGGGCGCGGTACTTCGGGTCGGTGGGAATCACATATTCGGGGTGATTCGGGTTGCCTTCCCCGACGATTGCCGTGGGCCGGTTGACCTTCATCGGTGCGGCCGGGCCCCAGCCGGGGCCAACGGTGCCGCCGGCTTCCAGGAGCTTGGGGGCGTTGGGCAGCTTGCCCAGGCCGACGAAGCCCGCGACCTCGTCCCACACGGCCTTGATGCCGTGCGTATACACGGAGTTGATCACAAAGTTGATGGGCTTCTTCGCGATGTCCTCCACGCCGCCCCAGACCCGGCCGATGAAGGTCACGGCGGACTGGAAGGCGGTTCCGACCAGGGAGACCCCGGTCTTGATCGCGTTGAACGCCGGGCTCAGGCCGTTCTTCCACAGCCAGTTGGCGACCGTCGCGATCGCGTTGAACGCAGGCTTGATGCCGGTGTTGTAGAGCCAGCCCGCGACCGTCGCGATGCCCCGGAACGCGGGCGCCAAGGCGTTGTTGTACAGCCACGACCCGACCGTTGCCGCCGCCCGGAAGACCACCTGGATGAGCGTGAACCCGGGCTTGATGCCGTTGTTGTAGAGCCAGTTCGCCAGGTTCGCGATGCCGTTGAAAGCGGGGGAGATCGCGTTCTTCCACAGCCACGTCGCGATGGTGCCGATCGCGGCGAACGCCGGGGCGAACGTCGTCTTCCACATCGACATCACGACGGCGCTCAGCAGGTGGAAAGCGATCAGGATCGGCGCGACGACGAGCACCGTGATGACCGCGAGGAGCACCTTCGCGACCAGCATGATCCCGTTGAACGCCGGGACCAGCACGTTCTGCCACAGCCACACCGCCGCCGTCGCCACCGCCGAGATCGCGATGACGATGCCGTCGAAGCTCGGCTTCAGCACCGAGTTCCACAGCCACAGGGCGACAGTGGCGACGCCGTGGATGGCGCCGCTGACGATGTCGTGGAACCACGTGAAGTGGTTGTAGGCGTAGATCACGCCGATGACCAGCAGCGCGATCACCACGATGATCGCCTCGATGATGGGGACGATGCCGGTGGCCTGGATCGCGACAGCCCACCCGTCCGTGAAGACCATCGCCAGCGCCACGGCCGCGTTGTACGCCCAGATCCCCGCGTTGACCAGGACCATGCTGAGCTGCATGGCCTTGAAGGCCAGCGCGGCCAGGTAGATCCCCTGCAGTAGGCCGGGGTTGACCTTCGCCAGCCAGCCGACGAACTGCGCCAGACTCGTGACGATCCGCAGGACCGGGCCGGCGATCGGCGCCAGGGCCTGCGACACCTGCCCCAGGGTCGTGAACAGCTGTGCGAACAGGGCGGACAGGCCCGGACCGCTCTGTTTGACGTAGTCCAGGAAGGCCGTGAACGCCGGGTTGACCTTCAGGCCGGAGCCGAACTTGGCGAACCTCCCGGTGATCTTCTCCATCTCGGCGGAGACGCCGGTCATATGCGGCAGGAATGCGTCGACGAACCCCGCCAGGCCCTTGAAGATGTTCCCGAACGTGACACCCAGGCCGACCAGTGCGATCGGCACGGCCGTCGTCAGGTCCGCGAGGAAGCCCTTCCAGAACGGGGTCTTCAGCTCCCGCCCCAGCTTGTCCTCCAGGGCCGCCACTCCGGAGGCCGCCCCCACCACCAGCGGCGAGAACTTCGTCAGCGACCCGCCCAGGCCGTCCAGCGCCCGGGAGAACAACGGCAGCACGGCAGGCTGAAGCGATGTCGACCACGCCAAGAACCCCGTCTTCAGGTTCACGAACGAGGTCAGCAACGTCCGCGCGGACGGCGACAGCTTGTCCAGCGCCGCCTGGTACTTCTGCTGCGCGGTCTCCGCCGTCGCAGCCGAGGAGGCCGTGGACAGGTTCGCGGACTGGATACCGCGCTGAGCCGCCGTGATCGCCGACGCGGACTGCTCCTGCGCCTGCGTCACATTGCCCTGCGCATCGGCGACCTTCTGCTGCGCGGCGGCGATGCCCTGCTGGGCGGCCGCGACCTGCTCGGCGCCCTTGACGCGCTGCTGCGCCTGCGCCAGCTCAGCCGCAGCCACCGCCGTGATCTTGTCCTGCACCGCCTGCTGCGCCGCCGCGACCTGCCGCGCACCCTTGACACGCTGCTGCGCCTGCGCCTGCTCCGCCCGGGCGACCGCCAACTCCTTGTCCAGCAGGTCCTGCTGCGCATTGGCCAGCGCCGTCGCCTTGTCGACGACGTCCTGCTGCGCATCGGCGAGAGACTGCTGCGCGGACAGCACCGTCTTGCTGCCGTCGACCCCGGCGGCGTTCGCCGCGGCCGTGTCGGCGGCGAGCCGGTCGACCTGCTCGCCCTGCTCCTTCACATGCTGCGCGGCCTGGTCGTAGCCCAGCTGGTCCTTCGCCAGCTGCTCCGCGGAGACCTTCGACCCGGCCTTCTTGTCCGCGGCCAGCGTCGCGGTCGCGTCCTGCAGGTCCAGGACGGCCTGCCGCTGCGAGAGCTGCGCGTCCGCCAGCGAGTTGTTCTCGTCCTCCAGCGCCCGCGTCGCATCCGCCCGCGCCTGGGTGAGGTCCTTCTGGGCCTGCTGCGCCGTGCGCTGCGCCGCCGCCAGGTCCCGCTCGGAGGACCCCACCTGCTGCTCGGCGCGCACCACGTCCCGTTGCGCGGAGGCGACCTGCGCCGCGGCCTGCTGGTTCTGCTGAGCGGCCTGGGTGGCGGCGTCTGCCGCGGCCTGCCGGGCCGTCGCCACGTCCTTCTCCGCCTGGACGACCTGCTGAGCGGCCTGGGCGTTCTGCTGCGCGGCCTGCGTCGCCGCATCCGCCGCGGCCTTCCTCGCGGTCGCCACGTCGGTCTCGGCAGCCGTGACCTGCTTCTGCGCCTGCGCGATCTGCCGGGCCCCGTTGCGCTCCGCATCCGCCAGCGACTGCTGCGCGCCGGCGAGCTGCAGCGCCTTCTGCGCCGCCTGCGACGCCGCCGCCCCGCCCGCACCGGTCGCCGACGTCGACTGCTGCTGCGCCTGCGTCTGCAACTGCAGCACGTTCTTGATCGAACTGATCGCGGGGATCGCCACCGCCACCAGAGCGCCGATGCCGATCGCCGCCGCACCCGCCGCCGCCACGATCCCGCCCAGGCCGGCCGCGATGACCGGCCCGACCTGGATCGCCGCCAGGATACCCAGCTCGACCGCAAGGGCGAAGAGTTTGCCCTGGGCGTCGCCGGTGTCGACGCGGACGTTGACGCGCGGGTCCTGGGCGCCCAGCGCGTCGGCCTCGGCGCTGACGGCGGCGAGTTCGGCCTCCGCGCGCGCCGCGTCGACGCGCACGTCGATGGATGCGTTGCTGCCCGCGACCTCGGTCAGGGCGGCACGGATCGCGGCGATGCGCTCCAGGGCGGTCGCCGCGTCCAGGTCGATGCCGATGCGGGCGTTGGACAGCGTCGCCAGCCGCGCCCGCAGCGCAGCCACGCGGGCCTGGGCGTCGTCGGTCGACGCGGTGACGTTGATCTCCGGCAGGGACGCCTGGGCTGCGGCGACCTGCGCGCGCAGCTTCGCGCCGAACGAGCCGTCGGTCTCCAGACGCACCTGTCCCGGCGTCGCGGACACGCGCGCGAGCTCCTCACGCACCGCCGCCAACTGGGCCAGCGCCGCAGCCGTGTCCGCGCGGACGGCGACGTTGGGGTGGTAGGAGCCGAGGCGGACGAGTTCCGCCTCCATGGCCTCGATCTGCGCGTCGGCCGTCGCAACGTCGATGTCGATGCCGATGCGCTTGTTCGACAGCGTCTCCATCTGCGCCCGCACGCGGGCCAGCTCGGCGTCGACGCCAGTGTCAGAAATGTTGACGTTGAGCTTCGGCATGGACCGGAACGCCACATCCAGGCGCGCCTTCAGGCCGCGCGCGAACGCCCCACCCGTGTCATCACCCGCACGCACGGCAGGGGCGGACGACTGGCGCCCTCCGCCCTGCACCCCGTCGACGATGGACCGTGAGATCGCCGAAGCGACCTGCTGGCCCACGACGGTGCCGATCTGACGGCCGATCTCCACGCCGATCGAGTTCGGCACAGCCCCGGCCATCGCCGCGCCGAAGCGCTGACCGGCGATCTGCCCGGCGTTCTGCCCGGCACGGTCACCCGCCTGCACCAGCGGCGCGTTCAGCCGCTGGTAGATGCCCTGCGTGTTCGGGATGACATCGACCGAGACCGAACCGACGCTGATGGGCATGGTGCCGCAGCCCCCTATCCCTTGATGAGTTCGAGGAGGCGGGCAGCACCCTGCTTGGAGATCACCGCCCGGCGCGGGCCCTCGGGCTTCACGCCCGGACGCGGCACCGGCTGCGGCGCTTTCGCCGTCTTGCTGCCGTTGATCCGCAGCAGGTAGTAGTTGTTGCGGCGCACCTCGTCGACTAGCGCGGCGACGAGCATCTCCAACTGCGACCAGCGGCCCGCATCCGGATCACGCTGCTCCTGCTCCGCAGACGAAGGCGGACTGTCGCGGCGGATCGCCGTCATCGTCGCCGACTCCGCAGGCAGACGCTCGATGAAGACCCGCACCTTGCGCCACGTCATCCGGCCCCGGTGCACGTCGTTGACGTCCACGCCCGGAAAGTACGTGGCCAGGTCGGCCTCTACCTCTTCCGGGTACTGCGCGAGGACGCCCTGCGTCCATTGGACTTTCCCATCGGCTCTCCAGCCAGGGACCCGGCGTCGTTCAGGAACTGGTTCAGCTCCTCACCCTTCGGGTCGAGTTCGTCGATGACGAAAGCCAGGTCCTCGGGGTGCAGGACGATCTCCAGCAGGGTGTCCAGCTGGCCGTTCAGCATCATCCGGTTCCACGACAGGCGCCACCCGGACGGCGGGATCACACGGACCGGCTCGCCGCACAGCGCCGCGGTGACATAGAAGACGCCAGCGTCGTCGGCCTGCGCCTCGATCTCCTGCGCCCCTGCGGCCGACACCTCCTCGACCGGCTCGGGCTCGACCTCACGGGAGGCACGCGTCGCACGCGCCGGGGTCGCACGCGGGGAACGGACAGGTGCGGCAGTGCGCTTACGGGGGGTGGTGGCCATGGTGGCGTGGGCCTCTCAAGTCGGGCGCGGGCACAGGAGAAAGCAGGTGGGCGGCGCGGGCCCGCGCCAGGAATCGCGCCGCCCACCAGATGAAGGGGCTCCCTCAGGAGCCGGTGTAGGCGGGCGTCGCCGGGATCGCGTCCACGTGGTAGACCGTGTTGCCCGCAGCATCCGGGTACGCGGTGATGGTCCACTCGAACCCGGCCATGGCGTCCTGCTTGTGGGTCACGTCCGAGCGGTCCGTGATCTCGCCCTGCGGCACGTACAGCGACCGCGAGATGCTGTCACCGTCGATGATCAGCAGGTAGAACGCCCTGCGGTCCGGCGTCGGCGACGCCGTCTCCGCGAACGTCACCGTGCCCGAAGCCGGCGTCAGGGACGCCAACGGCAGCCGGTACTGCAGCGACTGCACGGCCGTGCGGGTCGTCTCCCACGCCGTGAACTTGAACGTCCGCAGCGACTTCGTGATCTGCGTCCGGAACGGCGACGTCAGACCCCACGGCGTGAACTGCTGCGAGTCCTCGGAGAACCCCTGTACCAGGCCGTCGTCCGAGATCGCACCGATCGGCAGCCACGGCGTGGCCGGCTGCGTCGTCGGGGTCGCCGGGGCCGAAGAACCCGCCGCCGCCACCCAGGCGGCGCCGTTCGCGCCGACCTCAGTCAGGTCCGAATCGCGGTCAATGTGCACCATGTGATATCTCCAGACATGCAAAAGACCCCACGACGGGGTCGGGAACGGGGTCCGGCGCGGGCCCTGCCGGTCAGCTGGAGACCGGGTGCAGGTAGATCTCGTAGGTCGCGCCGCAGCGGCGCAGACCCGTGTCCTCGTAGGGGCGGGGTGTGGGGGCGGACACGGTGCCGGTGCGGCCGATGGCGGCCCCGGCGATGACGGAGCCGCGCAGAACCCGCAGCACATAGGTGCGGATCTGCTCCGACAATGCGGCGGCTTCCAAGCGGCTGGCCGCATAGACGTCGACGTCAACCAGCGGCCGGTCCAGACGGAAGCCGTCGTCGTCGCCGCCCACCCGCTGCACCTGCACCACCGGCAGGTTCTGCAGCAGGTCGTTGTCGAGCTCCGTCGTCACCAGAGCGCCGGCCAGGAGCGAGCCGAGCGCGGCCACCAGGACCGCCTCGGCGTTGGGCCAGTCAGCCATCGCGGCCACCGACCTGGGCGGCACGCAGCAGCGTGTGATGGCCGTCGTAGTGCTCGTTGCCGTACTCCACGAACCGGGCATGGCCGGCGGTGTTGAACACCGTCGCCGTCGCCCGGTCGTTGCGGACACCGCCGCGCCGCGTCGACGTCGTACCCCACGCCGCCTTGTACTCGCCCGGGTGCGGGTCGCCCGCCGCGCCCACCGGGGACGTGGACTCCGCGACGCCCTTGATCTTCTCGGCGCGTTGCAGCATCGCCGCCTGCATCTCCGCCGACCGAAGGAGCTGACCCACACCGGACTTGGACATTTTGAAGCTCGCGGCCACTACCATCGCCTCCTCAGAAGCCATCGGGGGGAAGCCATGTACGCCAAGGGGCACAACGGCCAGATCGACTTCGACGGCCAGACCGTCACCATCACCCGCAAGGGCCTCATCGCCGCTGGAACCGTCGGCGGAGGCACCACCCGCATCCCGCTCGGCACCATCACGGCCGTCGACTACAAGAAGTGGACGGTCTTCGCCTGGGGGCACCTGCGCGTCGTCGTCCAGGGCGGGGGCATGCGTCGCCGGAAGGCTGTCAAGGACGAGCAGACCGTCACCTTCAACCGGCACCACCAGGGCGCCTTCGAAGCAGTCCGCGACGCCATCGACGCGGCGCTCACTAGCCGCTGATCCTGTCCGCGGCGAACTGCACCGCCCCGCGCAGGCCCGTGAACGGCGACTGGCCCCAGTCCGCAGGCTCACCCGTGATCTCGCAGACCACGCCGCGGATCTGCACCCGGTCCGTCGTCAGCACCTGCGTGCCGGGCGGGGCGTAAACCGTCCAGCCCCTGATCGTGGTGTCCCGCGCCTGCTGCTGAGGCCCACCAGGGGCAGGCAGCTCCTCGCGGGGCGTCACCACGCACTGATCGACCGGGATCTCCTCGGCCGGCGACGGCACCGGGATGCCCAGCGCGTCACGAGTCGGAGTGCCGACGGCCCGCAGCAGGACCACGGTCTCGCCGAACGGCATCAGCCACGTCATCAGACAGGCCCCCAGCCCGGCTCCCATTCCAGCAGCGGATCGAAGTCCCCGATCGGGTACGACGCCCACGGGTCGGCGGTCGCCGGTGTCGGATCCACGGTGAACGCCCCGCCGCGGCCCGCCATGGACTTGAGGGTGACCTTGTCGGACTTGGACAGGTACAGGCCGCCCGGCTGGGTGGTCTGCACCGACATCGGGCCCACCGTCTGGTACGACGCCGACGTGGGGTTGGTGTAGGCCCGCCCGGCGATCGCCAGGATCACCGGCGTGGCCTCGTCGGGCAGTGGTCGGACCACGCTCAGCGCCAGGTTGACGGCCTGCTCGATGAGCATGTCGGCCCGGTTGCCGTCGATCGTGTCCAGCGCCAGAAGCAGGCCGAGCTGCTCGGCCGTCGGGGTCGTGAACGTCATGACGCCTCCTCAGGCCAGGGCCTCCACGGCCGCGCACCACTGGGTGAGTTCCGCGGTCGGGTCGAGCTCCGCGGACCGGGCCCGGGCGCGCTTGGACGCCAGCTTGTACTCGGCCGGGTCGGTCAGGAGTTTGCGCAGCACCAGTTCGTGGCCCGCGATGTCCTCGCGCTCCACGAAAATCCCGGCATCCGCCAGGGACTCCGACAGGCCCGGCGTCGGGTTGGCCACCACCGGGATGCCCGACGCAAAAGCCTCGATACCGACCCGGCCCCACGACTCGTAGGACGACGGCATCAGCAGCACCCTGGTCCGGGCATAGACGCGCTCCCGCATCTGATCGCCCGGAACGTGGTCCAAGAGCTCCAGGTTCGGCAGATCCGGCAGGACCTGCTCGCCATAGGCGCCCCGCACCCCGAGGAACTGCACATCCGGCATGCGTTCGGCCAGACGCCGCAGCGTGTGGCCGCCCTTCTCCGTATAGCAGTTGACCAGGGTCACGCACGTGCCCGTCGGCTTCTTCAGCGCGTAGTCCTCGGCGAACACCGGGGGCCGCACCACCAGGGTGCCGGCCGGGCGCACGCCCTTCGGATACTCGGCGTAGAAGAGTTCCGCCTCGCGCTCCATCCACAGCGAGTTGTACACCGCCAGGGCGGTGTCGCCGGAGGCGATGTCGCGGAACGTGGGCCGGTGCGTGTTGTGGCAGAGCACCACCAGGGGCTTGCCGAACCCGCGGGCCAGCGCGGCCGTGGAGGGCACGCACTCCAGATGCGACAGCAGCACATCCGCCCGGCGCACTGCGGCCGAGAAGTCCAGGCGCGACGGCAGCGGAAACACCTGCACGCCCCGGTACCGGTAGGGCTCCACGGCCTTGCCGTACCGCGACAGCCACACCTGGACGTCGTGGCCGCGCTCCACCAGGGGGCGCAGCATCGACATCAGCATGTGCTCCGCCCCGGCGTTGTGCTCCGGTGGCATCAAATGGACGCGGGCGACGATCCGCAGCGGCTTGGCCGTCCCGCCCGGCGCGGAAGTTGGGACGGCCGCCATCAGGTCCCGCTGGGGGTGCCGGTGTACTTGACGAACGCCTGCGGATCGCCCTGCACGTAGCCGTAGTAGGCCTCGGCGAGGAGCAGCACCAGGTTCTCCTGGAACGCGGAGTGGACGCCGCCGTTCTCGTCCACATATGTCGCTTCCTTGCTGATACGGACCGTAATGTCCATACCCACGCCGTACGCCGCCTGGCTCCAGTCCCCGCCGATCGCACGAAGCCCCGAGTCGGAGCTGGCCGACTGGCGCCGCTGCTTGCCCGACACGCTGCGCGAGTACGCCAGCGGCTCCCCGATCAGCGACCCCGCAGCCGCCATCTGGGTACCCGGCTGAGTGGTGTCGACCAGGATCGGCCGGCCCGTGGTGTCCGTGGCCAGCAGCAGCGACGGCTTGAGGCGGTAGTCCGCGACGGTGCCGGTGTAGTCCCAGTCGTCGTCGATGACCTCCGCCATGCCGGTGACGAAGTCCTTCCAGATCCCGCCGGTCCCCTGCGTGGCGGTGCCCAGGGCGACGGCGTTGGTGGTCAGCGCCAGGTAGTCGCCGAACGGCCCGGTGGCGCCCTTCATGGTCCTGCCGTGGATCGCCGCCATGTCGAACGCGCGCGCGAACGCGGTCGGCAGGTCACGCTGGAGCTGGGTCCACAGGCCGCCCGCGTTGGTCATCGCGACCTCCTCGGAGACCGGGATCAGCACCGCCAGCTTCTTCGCGGTCATGCTCTTCACGCCGACGCCGCTGGACGACAGCGGCTTGGCCTGCGCCGAACCCACCCAGTCCGCCGTCGGGACGTCCATCGGGATCGGGACGCTGGTGGTCGCGTCGATCGCCAGCGGCGCCCGCTGCGCCAGCGTCATCACCGCCGACTGCTCGACGGCCTTCTCGAAGATCGGGCCCGTCAGGGTGCGCGGAAGGAGCGCATCGTTGACATCGGAAAGGATCAGGGGGTCGGTCGTGGTCGTCACTGGTTCCTACCTTCAGCGGCTCTTGGTGAGCCGCGACGTGATGAACCCGGCCAGTTCGTCGGCCGGGTCGAGCTTTCGGGTCCTGTTGGCGCCGGACGCCTGAGTGCGATCCGGTGCGGGCCGCCGCGCGCCCTCCTGGGGCTGCGTCTGCTGGGGCCGGGCCCAGTGCGGCTTTCGTTCGAGGAGGTCCGCGAGGTCCGCGGTGATCGCGGCCTCGTCGATGTCGCCCTCGTCGTCGATGTACGTGTCGAGATCCAGGGCGGCGACGGCGTCCTCCGGGTCCGCGAACGTGGCCGCCGCGAGCCCCTGGACCTGGGACTTGACCAGGGCCGTGCGGGTCTTGGTGATGCGCTCGTTCGCGGCCGTGAGCTGGTCGTTCAGGCGCTCCGTGTCGGACTTCTCGGCGTCCTTGATGCGCTGCAGCTCGGCAGCGAGTGGTTCGAGCCGCTTGAGCCGTTCCCGGAGGCCCTTGGCCTCCGAGTTGGCCTTGCGGATCTTCGCCTCGGCCTGTGCACGGTCGAACGGCTTCTCTGCCTTCTCCTCGGCCTCCTGGGCCTCGTCGGCGGACTCGGTGACCTCCGCGCCCTGCTCCTCGGTCGTCTCCTCCACCTCGGTGGTGGTTTCCTCGGCCTCGGTCTGCTGCGTCTCGGTCTCGGTGTTCTCGGGCATGGCGAAGCGGCCCTCCAGGGGCTCAGAAACGGGAAAGGCCGCCACCAGGGCGACCGGGAAAAGGGGTCGGAAAGTCAGAGGACGGGCGTGTGCCCGTGCGCATCCAGGGCCTGCCGGAAGCGGTTCAGCTGGTCACCGGAGTGCGGGGCGGCGTACTCCTCGTAGATGCGGGCCCACTCTGCGGCCTGCGGGGACAGGTTGAACTTCTGACCCTTGAAGACCGGGATCAATTGGCAGTGGCAATTTGATACAATTACCCCATCGGCTCGGTACCAGCCTTGAGCCGTCTGGAGGTTGTAGACATCGCCAACAAAATCAACCCGGCGGACCTCGACGATGCGGTCGCGCTGTACGCGACCGGCAAGACGTTCGCCCAGGTCTCGGCCCAACTCGGCATAAGCGCCGGGACCATCCACCGAGCCGTAAGGGACCGGGGGATCGAACCGACGCGCCCCTACCGCACCACCACCGCCAAGCTCGACCGGGCGGTCGCGCTCTATCTGGCAGGCAAGAACGGCGCTGAGGTCTACGCCGAATGCGGCGTCAGCACCTCGGTGCTGTGCAGGGAGCTGAGCAAACGGGGGATCAGCGCCCGCAGCCAGAAGGCCGATCTCCCCTCCGCTGAAATCGTCGCTGCCTACCTTCAAGGTGAGAGCGAACTCGCTCTCGCCGCTCGCTTCGAGATCGCACGCGGCGTGATCCGCCGCGTACTCGTCGAAGCCGAGGCGCCAATACGCGGGCGCAGCGACGCTCAGACCAACCGGCTTGCCCAGCTCAGCGAGGAGGAGCGACTCCAACTCACAGAGGCCGCGCACGATGCCGTTCGCGGTCGCAAGGCCCCGGCCAGCGAGCTCTTCCGACGAGCCCAGCAGCGTGAACAGACTCTCGCGCACGCAAGCGAGCGAGAGTTCCAGTTCGGCAAGTACCTCCAGGGCCCAGGCATCCGAGTGACGCCACAGAAGGCCGTCGGCTCGTACAACATGGACTTCGCCGTCGGCCCCGTCGCCGTGGAAGTCCTCGGGGGCAACTGGCACGCCTACAAGACCGAGCACGCTCAGCGCACCCCATACATCCTCGATGCGGGATGGCACATGCTCTTCATCTGGGACCTGAAGAGAGCTCCCCTGTGCATCGAGGCTGCTGAGTACGTGATCACCTGGGCTCAGCAGGCCAGCCGGAACCCAGCCTCGGTCCGTCAGTACCGGGTGATTCGGGGTGATGGAAAGCTCATGGCCAGCGGCAGTGCCAATGACCAGCATTTCCCCCTCGTAGTACCGTCGGTAGCCAACTTCAGCGGCAGGCCCATCGACTAGCGTCCCGGCCGGGACGCAGTTGTCGTGGAACTTCACGGTGCTGTCGTTGCCGCTGAACTGGCTATTGGCGTTCCGTCCTGCCGATTCGGCCGACTTGAACACCATGCCGCGGGTGGCCATGAGGCGGCAGAAGGCACAAGCCCCCAGGGCTGCGGCGCGGGCATACCCCACCGCCTGCTTATCCCGCTGGACCGCGTTGTGGACCGTGCCGCGGCCCGAGTCGACGACCAGCTTCTGCGCGACCGCCTCCGACTTGACCTCCGCCGCGTCCAGGCGCTGCTCCAGCGGCAGCTTCTGCACTGCCGTGGTCTTCGGATCGTCCGGGTTCCGCGGCCAGATGTCCTTCGTGGCCCACCGCAGCGACGCCTCCACCTGCTCGTCGGGCGGCGGATCCGGTAGCGGCACCGTGAACCGGCCGGTCACCCGGGCCGCCGCGCGCTCCGCGTCGTAGTAGTTCGCGGCCAGCGACCCCGACGCCTTGCTGTACTGGCCCACCAGGGCCCGCACGGCGAGGATCCACTGCGGCACCGTCTGCTGCATCCGGGCCGGCACGATCAGCTTCCGCAGCGACTGCATATCCCGGGCCAGGAGCTTCGTCAGCCCGGCCTGCGCCGCCCGCTGCTGGACGGCCGCCGCCGACGCGTCAGTGAGCTGCTGCGACATCAGGCTTGCCTATCGCCGCAATATCGCCCAGGCGCGCCAGGATGTCCGTCTGCGCCTGCTGCCCGACCAGCCGCAGCCGGTCCGCCTTGACCTGCGTGATCTGCGACTGCGTCAGCCCGACCATCTGCAGCGTGATGTCCGACTCCGCCGGCAGGATCCCGGCGACGACCAACTTCGTCGCAGCGTCGGTGGAGGCGGCGACGGTCGGCGTTGCGGCGTTGCGCCAGATCGGTTCGATGACGCGCTGCTTGTCTGGCGGCTCACCGTTCTGCACCCACAGGGCCAGGCGCATCGCCTGCACCCACTTCGCGCCGAAGCGGCGCTGCCTGCGCTCCGCCTTCTTGATCAGCATGCCCTCGGTGGAGCGGATCGCATCGGCGGAGGCCGGGTTGTCCGAGGTGTAGCCCAGCATGTGCGGCGGCACCCCGAGCTGGGTCGCCATGATCCGGGCGTACAAGTCGATGATCTTCGTCTGGCCGGTCGGGTCGTGCGCCGCGAATGAGCCGACCTCCGGGACGTTGCCGTCCTCGTCGCGCTCCAGCGCCAGCATCCGCCCGATGTACGTCTCCCACGCCGACTTGGCGTTGCCCTCCGCGTCCTGGAACGCCTCCTCCGACGCACCCAGGATGTAGCGCTGCGGTGCTCCGAAAAACTCCGCCGCGACCTCGATGCCCATGATCCGGCGGCACGCCGCATCCGTGATCGACATGACATCCCGGGTGATCTCCGAGCGCCCCAGACGGTCACCCGCACGCTGCCGGTTGCTCATCCGAACCACCGGCACAACCCCAAGGTTGTGCTGGTCGCGGTCCACAACCACCCAGCCGGAACCTGACTCCGACGGCACCGCCTGCACCGTCTGGTCCGGCAGGTACAGCACGATCATCCGGTCGTCCACCAGCTCCGGCGCCAGCAGATCAGGACGGCACTCCCGCAGCGCCGCCAAAACCGTCCGCGACCTGGCATCCCACAGCACCGCCATGTCCAACGGCGACTCGATCGACACCAGCGGCGGACAGTCCTCGCCCCCGCAGTCACCCGACCCCACCGTGATCAGCGAACGCCCGTACACCAGCGCATCCGTGTGCGCCAACGACGACTCGTCCAGCAGATCATTCGCCGCCGTCACCGCCAGCAGATCATCCCCGTCCGAGCCGTCCGCCCACCGGAACGCATCCAGATCCAGCCGCTGCTCCAGCGCCTCCACCCCGATACGCGGCCACCCGATCACCGTATGCAGACCTTTGAGCTGCGGCGGGATACTGATGCCCAAGTCGCGGACCAGCTGCTCGCCGTTGAAATAGGCGTCCTTCAACTCCAGGTGCCAGCGCTCCGACAAGAGCTGCTGCCGAAGGACATTGACCAGCGCGATCTCATCGTCCGACAGCGTCAGCAACTCCAGAAGCTCCGGAGCCTGAGGGTCATAGGCAGTCGTCATCGCATCACCACCACCCGTCCCTTGCCGCGCACCGTCGACTTCTTGCTGAACTCGCGACTGTTGAGGACCTGCCGGCGCAGCATCCGGGCGCCGACCATGCATACCGCCAGGTCGACCTTGCGGGAGGAGGCACGATGCTCCTTGCCGATCGTGATGCCCCACGCGTTCGTGCGCCGATGCGCGTTGATCACGTGCTGCCGCATCACCTTGTGGCCGTCATGGACCAGGCGGCGCTCCAGGATGTCCTCGTAGGTGAACTTCACCGCCGCGGTGAACTGCTCCTGCCGGTGCCGATCCCTCATGTCCCAGCGCACCGCCTGCCGCTTCGCACCCACCGTCACCGAATGGATCAAGAGCTTCTTGCCGTACTCCTGCGACCACTGCTCCAGGAATGGATCCCAGTACGCCTCGCCGTCGTCATCCGCACCCGAGCCCGGGTCGGCGAAGAACGCCAGCACCCGATAGGCGCGGAAAGCGTGCGCCACCACCCCGTCGACCTGCTCCCGCGGCACGTTCCACAGGTCCTCTGCCGTCAGCTGCGTCGGCCGCTGCCACACCCCGAGGGTGATCACTGCGCCATCCGACATCCGGCACGCCACCAGGCCGGTGGCGTCGTTGGACTTGGAGCAGTCCAGGAACAGGACGACCTGGTCACCGTCGACCAGTTCGAGGGCCGGGCTCGCGCAGGCGTCCCACTCGTAGCGGGCCAGCCAGCTGTCCTCGGCGGCCACGACCTGGTTGAACCAGAACCGGCGCGACCTGGACGGCGGGTTGCGCGGATCCAGGATCGACTTCTTGATCCGGTCGATGTTCAGCCACGACGAATCCCCGCGGACCGCCTCCAGTGTCGGCTGCAGCCATGCCTCGGTCAGCTTCGCCTCCGCCGGGGCCTCCAGCGTGTCGTAGAACAGACCCGTGTCGACCACGCGCCCGGCCTGAACAGACTCGTAGGCGTCCCGGGTGCGCTCCGCCACGGAGTCCTCGCCGGGCTCGAACGCGTTGGTGTTCGCCAGGGTGCGGGAGGAGCCGTCGGCGGACTTCGTGGCGTTGCGCTCGATGACCGCGGCCATCTCGTGCCCCGAGTTCGACTCCAGCCAGTGGTGCGTCTCACCCAGGCTCGTGAACGTCGGACGGCCGCCCTCCAGCGCCCGCGGGGACGACGTCACGGCCTCGACGCGCGCCCGGCCCTTGTCGGCGTAGATGATCTCCTTGCCGAGGTCGATGCTGAACTCTGAGATCGCCCGCTTCGTCAGGAGCGAGGGGAAGAGCGTCATCGTGTTACGGGTCTGATCCTGCGACACCGCCGCAATCTGCACCCACGCCTGCGGATGCTGCACACCGAGCGGCTGCCCCTCCGGGACACCCCACTCGTTGCCCTCCTCCGCGATCTCGTCGCCCGGTCGGCACGGCCCGACGAACTCGAACGCCGACCACGTCGCGACCAGCGGATCCTTGCCCCAGCCCTTCAAGCGCTGAAGCACGCCATCGCGCCACACGAACTGATTGGTCACCGGGTCGACCGCATACCACCACAGGGTCAGCCGGGCCTGCTCGTTGGTGTACCGCCACGGCCTGCCCGCGCTGTGCTGGAGATACGTAGCCGTCCACGACAGTGCATGCCAGCCCAGCGTGTACTCCGGCAGGACGAACCGGCCGTTCTCGTCCCGCTGCCACGTCGGACCGAGCGTGAAGGGGACGACAGGACCGGGTGGCCCGTCAGTCGCCGGTGAGGTCACGGCGGTAGTCCGCGATGGCCGTCACGCCGACCGGGGCCTGCTGAGCGGCCGGCGCGCGCTCCAGCTCGACCCTCACCCGGCGCCGCGCGCCCTCGGTCGTCAGGAGCTCGGTCATGCCTGCCATCACCGCGGCGAACAACTGCGCGGAGAACCGCGAGGCGTTCAGGTTCCGAGACATGGCCTCGGCGAGGTAGCGGGCGACCATCACATCGGACTGCTGGTAGAACACGGACTGGCCGGAGTCCTGCAGCGACATGTACCACTCGCTCGCGAGATCGTGCCACTCCGGTTCGGGCTCGGGCCACAGCACCTCGGCGCCGGCCGGTGCGGTCACAGGCTCGGCGTCGGCCGGCTTGTTGGTACGGCGTCGCTCCTCGGAGCGCTTGGGGATGGGTCCTCGTGTGCCCATGGCGACCTCCAGGGTCTGACGCGCCACCAGGGCGCGGGGGCGTGGCAGACAGATGCGGCAGGCCGGCGGCCCGGGGGGTGAGTGCTCGCGGGCTTGGCAACCCGTATCGACGGGCGATTTCT